ATGGTCTTTTACCGTTCCGGCAATCGCTATTGCCTCTGCTTCAAGTTGCTTTTTCAGGTCTTTTGAAAAAGATACGGTTTCTTTCGAAACACCATCAATTTCTGCGTTTTTTTGTTTCGTTGCAATGTCATCCATTTGCTTTTGCATAACGCCCATTGTAACGTTTGCTTCGTCTAAACTCTTTTGAAGTTCAGCTTTCTCTTTACCGCTGGCTTCTGACATAGAATCAACAATCTTTTGAATGTCTCCTTTATGTTCTACCAAAGCGGCTTCTAATTCTTTCTTTTCCACTTTTATAATTTTAAAATGTTAATAACTTCATCCTTCGTTAATTGCGGCTCATCTTCGATTGTGCCTTCGTCTTTTGGTGGCTCTTCAGTACCTTTAGATTCAAGCGGCAAACTCATTACAAGTGCTTTTAACTTCATTATATCGTATTGCTTTTCCTTGCTTCTTTCAATGGCTAGAATGCGGTCAAATTCATCCTTTATGTAATCAGCGTTACTTTGTCCTTCGGATTTCATCCCCTCTATAATTGCCAAAGGATTTGCAGCCAGAGTAACCAAACTAACTTCATATAGCTTGATTTGTTGAAGGAATAACACTTCCTTACCATCCTGCTCTCCTTTTTCTGATTGAATAACGGAATAACCGATTGACATTTCTTTTAAAATACCCTCTTTTACCTTGGTCTTAATACCACCTTCAGCGTCCGATATTTTAACCCGAAGAAACAAACCCTTTGCATCTTCCTTGATTACCTGAATCTTACCGATAGGGTTCCAGATGTCATGCTGAAAACAGAACGCAATCCTGTCTCCTTGTTCTTTTATGGTCTTAGTAAACGCTCCATCAACTATCACGTCCCTATAGCTGTCAATGTTTCCCTTGACTGCTCCATGCCCTTCAATAATCAGCTCATTGTCTGAATCAGCTTTAATTTCGAAAGGAATATTTAAGAATTTTAATTCTCTTTTCATTTTATGACTTTTATCATTGTTTAATACAAAATAACAACACCCAAAGTTAACAAAAAATTAGATAACTTCATATAATGTCGTACATCGACAATTTATAACCTCTGCCGCTACTCCTTGCGGGTCTCCCACGAATCGCATGAAATTACCATTACCCATGTCAAACATTGCATTTTTACTAATCCCTTTCGGGTGGTTTTCTTCTGCAAATATATGACTATCTCTAATATTCTTTAAACCGGATGTACTCCAGAACTTTCTATATTCTAACCCAGTGCTTTCAATCCCGTATTGACTCGCCTGATTGCTTGCTGTTATCATTTCAGTCTGTGCAATCATCTTTGCCCTGCTTCTTCCAATATCTCCTAAACTATCAGTTAAAAATTTACGTATTAACCGAGCTGTTTTGTCTATTCCTAATCCTTGTTCACTTGCTTGCGTTACTGCACTTTCAATTGCACCCCTTATAAACGTCTCAGTTGTTTCCGTGATACTTACTACCCTTGAACCTGCCTGAGTTAATCCATATCGCCTCAACTGTTCTGTAAACAAATCTTCCCATCGTTCATCTTCTGTCGCTTTTTGCAACTTTGCATCGGTTCTATACATAATTCCTATATTCGAAAACATAGGATAGTAATTTAAAAAGAACTCAGTAATAGGTGTTTTAGTAACCACCCTACTGACAGAACCAATCAACTGCTCCGGTGAATATATACCCACTAAATCAAAGACCGCTTTGTATTGCTTCTTGATAGCATTAAAGGCCATTGTTTGACCTCGTTTCTCTGTCCTGTTACGAGTCCTTATAATTCTTCTTTCAAACCTTTTTCTTGACATATAAACTTAGTAGTTAATTCAGCTACATACATTTGATAAATCACATACCACTTAGGGCTGATTAAAGCCAATACAAGCAATATCACGAATGATATGATTGTTAGTAATATGAATGCTATTCTATTTATAATCGCCATAATTCTTATTATCTAAATTAGTATCCAAATTCAATTCATTCAATAATACTTCATTTTGTGCAAAGATAGGTTCGTCCATTTGTGGATTATCAACCTTGTCTTTGCCTGTTGCCTCTAATATCTGATTAGCTGACCAATGAGCCTTAATCATCCATTCTACTTTCTCCTTAATACCTAACTGAAGCTCTTCGACTGATGAATAATCCATTGCATAGAAATAACCTTTAGATTTATACTCCTCGACCGGATTAATTAGAAACTGAGTCAAATCATCTGCAAATTTATTATTATGAGGCATAAGCGCGTCCGTCCATGCTGCTTTCCTTGCTTCAATAACGTTATTATAAGTTGAGCCTGCTGGGTCGTTAAACAAAGCCGCTGGTAACTGATAAACGTTACATAATATCCTTCGTCCTTCGCGTGTTGATTCTAATATGTTCAAATCAGAAGCACTCACACCAAGTTTAATAGCTGCAAACTTATCTTTTAAAACTATTCCTGAACCCTGTTTTCCTTTGCTTGCTAATCCGTTTATTTCTTTTTGAAGTTCAACTTTCTGAGGGTCGCTCATCGTATTCCAAGAGTCCGTCCCGTCGCGATATAATAAATAAGCTGGGCCTTGATTCTCGAATTGTTTTGCTTGTGTCTTTTCGGCTTCGTTCTGCTTGGTTAGCGTGTCTGCTGCTGCCTGTAGTGGACTTTGACCGTATAATGTAGGCTTAGTGTAAAAGAACGGGTTAAAATACTTGGAATGATATATTTCATTAACCTCAAAAGTAGTTTGTGAGTTTTCGAGTTTATATCTTATCTCCGGGGTTAATACCGCATGATTATCGCTTAACACCTCAACATCATTGGCAGGAAGTGAATAGATTTGAGTTGTTTTGCCTTTATTCATGCCACTATCGAGCATTGGCTTATACCAAAATGAATTACCTATTGATAATAGATAAATAGTGTATGCCTCGCGAAAATCACTCATTGATTGATTAGGATTAACCATCGTTAAGAACTCATTCAAAGCATGCCCCTCAATATCAACTATCTCACCATTTGGATTCTTTTGTTTTAAAGTTAATTTCGCCTGAGTTGACATTGTAACATATCTGCGGATGATAGAGTACACGTCTGCATTTCCTTGATAGCCGTGTTGGATGTACTCGTCTGCATTGTCCTGAATATCGTTAACATAACCACCCCTTATAAGGCTGTCACGTATTGCGCGAAGCATCTTATCGTCAATGGGCTGTTGTGCCTTAATTTTGTCGACACCCCATGTGAATAATGTCTTATTGCCCCAATTTAATGTTCCCATAATTTATAAATAATGATTCATTGCTCTGTGTAAACATATGTTTTCTCTCTGTTATCCCTGTTAATACGTCTGCAACCTCATCATGCACATTAGATTTAAACACCCTGCTAAAATTGGTTACATCTGTGTAGAAGTCAGGCCATCGTGCAAACCAGTTTTCCGGCATTACAATATATTCCATTACATTTGCTGCACCCGAAATACATCTAGCCTCCTTATTATCGCTTTGGTGAAACCAGTTCACTTTTACTTCGCTATTAACCTGATTTTTAATATTCATTGCAAATATACGGCCTCCGTTATTACTTTCAATATCAGACAAAGATACGTTATTTTTTTCCAAATGTTTAACCATGCCCGGCTGTGTTACTTCCGCTGGCTCGTTTGTATAATACACATCAACAATATAACAGTACCCTGCACTATCAATGTCATAAGTAATATCTAATAGATTGTCTGTTCCTGTGTCTGCTGTATCACAATAAGACTTTCGCATTATGGTAGTAGGCTTTTCTGAATAGGTTTTAAATTTACTATACAATCTACCTTTCTTATTTAGTGGGTTGCCTTGATATAGAGCATCAAATTTAACAGGGTCTTTGGCCTTTGATTTCATTAATTTTTTATAAGAATGTCTTTCAGGCCATAGTGCTTCATTCTTTTCTCTTGGGTCTATATCTGTAGGGTCTGAAGTCTTTATTGCTTGAAAGTTTAATTTAACCCACACATCTCTTTCTATTGCATCTTCAAGTTCTGCCCATGTAGTAACGGTCACCACTTCCTCTAATTTTTCTATCCGCCCTATCAGGTCGTCTTGATTCCACCTAGTAAAATTGATAAGCTGCTGTGAGTTATTGTGCAACCGCGTATCTGCAACGGTTACATACCAGTCCCATACGTTATCCCTTATTATTGGGCTATTTGCCGCTTTCCAATCTTTGTATAGGTCATCCATTACCAACACATCTACAGGGTCGCCTGTTAACCCTCCTTCATACCCCACCATTTTAAGACTTCCATCATGCCCGACAACCTCCATTTCTTCTGCTGTGTTAATATAATCTCCGTCCTTCCGTGTGGCTAATTTTGCATCATATAATTCAGCATAGCAAGGCTCGTTCATTAATTGCTTAACCTTGCGCCCAAATTTTCTTGCTTTGGTAGCGGAGTAGCAAACAATAGCTATTTTTAATTCTGGATTATCCCCTATCATTTCGGCAGGTGCAGCGATGGAGCTTCCTGTTGATTTGCCGTGTTGAGGTGGCATTGAGAACATTAGTTTTTTTATCTTCCCTTTTACAAATAATGTCATTATAGTATAAAAGGTTTTATGAAACTGCGTACTCTCAAAGGTAGGCATATTATAACGAATAAAACCGAGTGTATTTTTACGCCCAGCATCTATCCTTGCCTGTTTAACGGTTTTCTTTGCTCTTAATATATCCTTAGTAGTCGTTAAGTTCATCAAGCCCTTTTTTAATTTTATCTAATTCGACCTTCTTTTCATCTTCTGTTAATTCGGTGTTTAGGTTTAAGTTCCTATTATTAACTTCGTATTTGGATGAGGTGAGCCTATTGAGTTCGTCCTCTTCAGCTATTAGTTTAAATGCTGCTATTTGTAATACCGGAATATCTGACGACTCCCATTTACTTACGAGTTTTGTTTTGGTTTTAATCCTGTTTTCAAATAGGGCTTTCTTTATGTTGTCCGATTTCTCCAACTCTAAGTCGTAAAACGTTGAATGCGAGCAAGGTATATAAGCAGCAACATAACTAACTTTTGTTAGATTATTATCTTCTATTGC